GTATTAGCTTTTGCCGCATTCATCATAGTCGTAGCTTCATTAGCCACGCCTTTAGTCAATATTCCACCAATACCACCGACAATCAGCAAAACAATATCATTGAGCATCTTACTAAAAGCCTGATCTATTGGAGCCATTTGTTTAATTGGCTGAGTCACGAACATGATGCTATAAATCAACGTAACCCCAATAAAAAACAAAATCAACGTCACCATAATGACAACGAAAGCTCTGATTCTTACCTCAATTTCATCGGCAGTTAACCGATCCTTGGGGCTGTTGAGAAACGCTAGGAGTAATTCCTTCAATTTTTTTCTCCAATACAGGTGCAACTAAATACTCGGGGCAAGTTTGATTGAACTCACATAAAGGCTTTTGACATTCTGCATCATTAAAATGCGCAGGGTCTTGGCATGTATAACGATACGAATCATGGCACGAACTCAAAAAAGGTAGAACAACTAACAAAGTACAACTGAATAATTTCATTTTCCCTCGATCCTTGTTAACGCTTTATTGACCCTGATTTCCATCTGACGCACATCGACATACATCCACATTAATAACGGCAAAAAAAACAAAATCACTACCAGCAAGATAACAATCAATATGATGGCGAATGAGTCATTGTCAGAATCAGAATCCACGCGTAACTCACTATTGCTACTGTAATTAGAATAGCCACCGCTCGATTTTGTATTAGGCTTATTTTTTCCTGACGTTGCCATCTTGCCCGCCGTTCCTTTAACATCTCCTCACGTCTGGCAATTGCCTGAATATTAGCAATTTGACCGATTTTCTGGTTTACCCGAGTATACAAGTCTTTGAGTTCGGCTGGAACATGGTAGACCATGTAATCCGATAACTCAGTATTCAATTTTTCCATTTGTAGGTTAGCAATCACTAGCTTAATTGCTATTTCGTTGCCTTCTTCAGACGTAGAGTGAAGTGCTAGCTCCTCCTGCTCTTTTATGTAGTTTTTAAGTCCGTTATACGCTTGAAAAAACTTAATTAGAGAGTCCGAAACCTGCTGAAAAATCAAATTTTCATCAAATGCAGGTGCTTTATTTTTAGTTTTAACTGCTTTTGCAGGCGTTTTTTGCGCTTTTTCTGCAATTTTTGGGTCTATTTTGGGCTTATTACCGAATATATTAACCAGAAATCCTATAAATCCTTTAGCTTTATTCTCAGCCTCGTGGTAATCCTTAACTACCCCTTCGATCTCTTTATTTATTTCTTGTACAAGTTGCCGGCCTTCTTTGTACATTTCGCACGATTCCTTAATAAAGGAATACGCACTTGAAGCAACCGCAACGAGCGTGAATGGGTCAATTTTTACAACCCTAAAAACTTATGAAAAAACTGATTAGCCACTTCACTCGGACCTAAAAGAACGAGCAACATGACCCCATATAGCAAATATTCAATTTTTGTCATGCGTTTTTCGCCTTCTTTCAAAGACTGTGCGATTTGTTGGTATCTTTGATCACAAACCGCTACATGAACCGCTAAGTCTTTTTCCGTATCGCTCATTTAAGCCCCCTAAAGTCACTAGATTTTAGAGCATTTTTAAATTATCCACGACTACATGAGGGTCGATAAAAGCGTCTTTTTCGTACTTTTGATCCTCCCACCACAAAAACTGCTTTTCTGACAAATAAGACCGGCTTTTTAATAGGTTTACATTCCCAAGATGACCAAAAATCAAAGGGTCTGAAACTGACCACAAAACGATGCCTTTTTTACCCTCCAGCCAAGCCAGATGTTGAAAAAAAGAATCTACCCCTATCCAAGTACGGCATTGTTTTAAAAGCTCTCTTAGCTCATTTAAAGGCAAATTTGTGCGAAAGTCCCTTACTAACCTAGTCTCTCCTTCCACACCGATTTGAATAATAGGCTCGTCTATCAACCGAATTAATTCACTCCAATATGGATAGTTTTTAGGGTTTTCCCTTCCATTCATTAATTTTTTGGAATAAGGAGAAATAATAATCATAGGTACATTTTCCTATACGCTTCCTCCAGCGTCCCAGTCCATCCCCATTGATCCATTTTTTTATAAATATTCCATTGATCTAAATTGCCGAACAAATAATTTGCCTCCGCAATTGATTTACCTTCTACGACTTCGGGATAACAAGTGAACAAAAGAGGGTTTTTAATTTCAGGCAATACTTTACTAAACACCAAATGATCGCCCAAACCTGAATTAAGCACCACAATTGTACGATCACGGTACTCCATAAAATTATTAAAAATAAACTCATCTTTCGCATATAGCTCCTGATTAGTCTCTGACCTGATACCCCCATCCGGATTTTTTAAATGCCAAGTTGTAGCATTAGGCACTACGTAAAGCTCATACCCTTTTTGTTTTAATCCGTAACTGAACAAAGTCTCCTCACGATGCGCTACCCTAGAAAGCCCTAAATTGTAGTCATAGATACCAGCTCGGTATAAAAAAGAACAATGCAAATGATCGACAGGTAATTTTTGCCGAATAATGCTCCATTGCATATTGGCTTCGTTATTAATTTCCTCTATTTTCCCGCACGACATTGTTTGATCGTACATAAGCGGAGGAGTCAGGATAGAACCTCCTACCGCACCGACTTGATCATTTACATGACTATATAACACTTCCAGCACATTCGGCTCTGGTATAGCGTCATCGTCCATTCGCCACACCCATTTGTAACCCATCGTATTTGCTTTTTGATGGTTATAGTGCGTACCTTTTTTCTCAGCGAAAATCCACTCCCATTCGATTCGCTTCAAATCCATCATTTTAAAAAAATGAGAATATACAAGATCGTTTCTTACGTCCCTCGGCTCGTCATTATCATCAAATATAACCAGCTTATCTACTTTTTTAGTCTGATTAATAATTGCACTTAACGCCAACGGTAAAGTCGTATCGTACCGACCACGGGTACCGATAGAACATAAAATCTTATCCACGGTCGTACCTCAAAATCATGAGGTTAAAACGATTATGTTCAAAAATAGGCTGAGGTTTATCGTGTATTTTTCCATGCTCATCAATGTAATCTATTTGAAAATCAGGAAAATACGACTCATTAAGTCCATGCAATTTGTGATGTTCCCCCCAAAATCCTTTTGGTTCGTTCCATGGAACTGTAATCAATAACCTTTTGCAATGTTTTTTTAGTTTTTCTACGACTTCAAGCCCATTATCTAAGTGCTCGATCACCTCAAAAGCGATAATTGTTTCGAACTGCGCTAGCTCGATTTCGTTAATATCACCCCACGAGAATTTGTAATTTTCTCCCCAGTTTTGCTCCTGAGCCACGGTCACGATAATAGGATCGTAATCAATTCCTAAATAGTCAATATCATTAGGCAAAAACTGAGCACCGAATCCACTAGAGCACCCTATCTCTAATATTTTACGACCCTTGAGATTGTTGTTAGCCCACAAATATCGTGTTGCTTCTCTTGGATATACAGGATCGCCTTTTAAGAAAACTGCACGTTCATAATTGTTTGTGAGTTTCCATCTGTAATATTCTGGATTGTGCTGCTTGGCAAAATTCAGCTCATTGATCAAGAGCATTTGCTCCCATGTTTTGTTTTGTATTGTCATTTTGTTTTATTCCATATATTGAATGGGGTTTGGTGTACCCATTTTTTTAATCACATTCACAATTCTAGTATTATCTTCCAAAGCCATGATTTCATGTGGTTGCTCTGCTGGAAAATCAATTACTTTTCCTGTTTCAAATTCAGCTTCCCAGTCATGGGAATACGCTTTGATTCTACCTCTTGCCACAATTGTAATGTGTGCGTTGGTTTTATCATGATTGTGTTTAGGTAATATGTCTCCAGACTTTTCAAAATCGTAAACTGTGCCTTTTAAATCACCAAATTTACCATCGAAATTATTGGGTTTTGGTTGGTTAGATTGCATTTGGAATTGATCCTGATTTTTTTAAAGGCAAAGGCAAAGCATCTTTCCTAATTTTATCAAACGCATCTTTTTGTACCTTGATTTCAGCCAATTCATCTGAAGTTAAATCACGAACAGATAATTCTACAGACCAAATACCATTAACTTGAGATGGTACGGATTCAACAATAGCTTGTGTATCTGGATTGTAATTTGGTGTTTCTGGTACATTTACTAAAGCATAAGTATTTGGAATAGGAAAATTTGGATAAGTTTGATCTTCTTTTATTTCAGAATGCTCAATACGAATATCACCCTCATATCTTGGGTATTCAAAAGTTGAAAGTTTAATATATTTCATATTGTTGTAAATGTAACTGTTGTTGATGAAGCGCTTGATGCTGAAGTTTTTACTGATCTATTTAATGTTCCAGAG